GAATCCGAGCTCTCAATAGAGTTTATTAACGGCTCTTTTCTTGAATTTAAGGGAGCTGATAACCCAGATTCCCTGAGAGGGGCAGGATTAGACTCTTGTGGATTGGATGAGTATGCCTATATGAAGCCAGATGTGTATGACAAGATTATTTCCCATATGTTGACAGTTTCGCAAGGACGGGTTATATTCATTTCCACTCCTGATGGTTTCTATAATCATTTCAGGGCCTTGTGCGATTATTCCAAGAACCATGATGGGTGGTCGTACTCACACGCTACAGGGTGGGATAACCCATATATTCCCAGAGAAGAATTGGAGAAACAGAAAAAGGAATTACCAGCAGATGTGTACCAACAAGAGGTTATGGCCTCATTTGTACAGAAAGCTGGGCTTGTTTACAAGGAATTTAATGTTAAAACTCACGTTAAGGACATCTTTCAACCAGAACCCAAGTGGGCTAAGTACATTTCTATTGACCCTGGACAGACCAATCCTACTGCAGTTATCTTTATAGGGGTTGACCAGGAAGATAACATATATATATTTGACGAGATATACCAATCTAACATTCCTACATCAGAATTGGCCAGCATGATTAAGGCCAAACGAGGAAAGGATTACTACATCTCATCAATTATAGATGCTCATGCTAAAGAGACAATGATGAATCTTAATGAGAAGGGCATTTATACTATTCCCTGCGATAAACAGCCTGGAACTAATATGGAAGACTACTATAAGGCAGGGATTGAGAAAATTAGAGAATATCTGAAACTTCAGGAAGGCACAGGCAAGCCTAAACTATTTATAGCATCACATTGTCAGAACACTATAAGGGAGTTTTCATCATATTCATGGAAAGAAGTCAAGTCGGGCCAGGAAGAAATGGACAAACCAGAAAGACCCGAAAAGAGTAATGACCATTGTATGGATGCACTAAGATATTTTATTTATTTTCATCGTTTTAGAGACCATAGGAAAAAATCTAACCCCGTAAAGCAAAATTACGGATATTCATTTAAGAAATAGGATTTATATGAAAAAAGGACATACTAAGCTGTGGGAAGAATTTAAGGCAGCTAAGAGCTTTAGAAAGGTAAAGGAAAAAAGCTGGTTAAGTTATTATAATATTTGGCGTTGTATTTCCGAAAGGGATACAGAGGAAGGCCAATCAGATATTTACCTGCCAGAAGTCTTTTCCGTAATTGAAACCATTATGCCTTATATGGTATCTAACCCTCCGAAGTGGGGAGCCAAGGCTGGTGGTATTGACGACACAAGCAAAGTTCCTAAAGTAGATATGTTACTGGATTACTATTGGGACATCATGAAGATGAAACGACAAACGCCCCCTTGGATAAAGGAAGGGTTAATTTATGGTACAGCTTTTGCTAAATTAGGCTGGGATAATGTAAAGGATATTCCATTCTTTGACCCAGTTGATATTTACAATATATGGATAGACCCAAGAGCACAGAGCATTGAAGATTCTAAAAAGGTTTTTCATAGAATACCAGATGTACCAATTAAGGATGTTAAGGAAAACCAAGAATATAGTAATACTTCAAAAATAGAACCAAAAAATTCATGGGAAGACGATGCCAAAAAGGAAAGGTTACAGGCACAAGGATTTACAGTTCCTCCGACAATAGACGAAGATACCTGCGACTTAGTAGAAGTCTGGACTACCGAAAAGGTGGTCATATTTGCTAATGATTCTACGGTCATTTATGATAAGCCAAATCATTATGGTTTTATTCCATTTGTTTACTGGAATGACCAGGAAGTTCCTCATGAACTATACGGAGTTGGTGAACCAGAATACTTAGGTAAACTTAATTACTTAGTAAACGACATAACAAACCTTAGATTAGATAATGTAAATCTTAATATTCATAATATGTGGATTAAAACTCCACAATCAGATATAGATGATTCTACCTTAATTACTACACCTGGTGGAATTATAGAAACACTTGACATAAATGGCATACAGCCATTAAAGAAAGAAAATGTAACGGCAGATGCTTACCAAGAAGCAGATAGAGCTTCAGCAGCTATAGTTAAGGCTTCTGGAACTTACGATTATGCAAGAGGTAATACTGGTGATTCTGCTGGCTTACAAAGAACTGCTACTGGAGTTTCATTAATTCAAGAAGCTGCAGTATCAAGATTTAGAAAGAGGATACAGAACTTTGAATTTGCCATAGAAGAAATGGGTGAAATGCTTATCTTAATGACTAAGAAATTTTTAGATGCTGGTAAGATGATGAGAATTACTGGAGAAGAAGGTGATGACTTTATGGAGATATTCCCAGAAGACCTAGAGGGACAATTTGATATTCGTGTAGAGGCTGGTTCAACTGCTCCAGTTAATGAAAATATTAAAAGAAACGAAGCTGAAATAATGTTTACCATGTTTAAGGATGACCCACTGATTAATCAATACCAATTAAGAAAACTTGTTATAGAAAGATATGGCGAAAAGAATGTAGATGTACTGCTTAAATCTCCAGAAGAAAAAGAAGCCGAAATAGAAGCACTAGAACAAGAAAAACAGAATGTTATGCAAGAAGAAATGCCTGGGGAAATGTCTAATGTAATCCCAGGAGAAGAACCGCCTGCCATGATGAGCCCAGAGAATGTACCAGAAGAAAATATACAACCACCCGATATGGGAGGAGAAGGAATGGAAGAAGAAGGAACAGAGACTCCTGTTGGAGAAATGATGAAAAATCCTGAATTACCCATACAACAAACCGAAGCAACCCCACAAGGGCAAGGAGCTCTTAAAAGAATAGTGGAAAAATTAAGACAACGTATAGGAGTATAAAAAAATGGAAAAAGAGAGAATGAAGGAATTAAACGAAATAGTTAAGACTGTGAATACCAAGGGTTGGATATTTATTGAACGCTGGCTAAGAGAACAGGCAGAAGGAAGCGATACAAAGGTTCATAATATCAAGCTGCCACAAACCGAGAGAGAACTTGAGAATGGAAAGGTATTTGCTTATGGCAGTATTCTCTTAAAAGTTAAATCAATTAGAGAGGAGCTTGACAAAGACTAATGGGTCAAGTTAACCATCCATATTTATTTGGAGCCGAAAAAGTAATACACTAAGCGGCGGATGGGTATGGTAAGAGGGGCGAACTTACCGATGGATGGTTTATTAGGCTCATTAGAGTCATATTAATTAAGGAGGATTCTATGGATGATGAAACTACTATTCCAGAAGACGCCCCTAAGGAGAAATCCGAAGGACTAGCAAAGCCTTCTGAGGACAGTCAATCTGAACCAGAAACTCCAGTCGTTCCAAACGAAGGGGATTCTGAACCAAAAGGGGATGAAATCCCTGATGAGTACAAGGCCGAAGATGGACAACTTGATTCCAGTAAAGTGCTGAAAGCGTTAAAAGACACTAAGGCATGGGGAACCAAGACTGCCCAACAGCTCAAAGAGAAAGACCAGTTGTTAGAGTTACTACAAACTGAAGATGTTGATTATGAACCAACACCAGCATCTGAGCCAGTAGTACCACAACAGGCCGTTCCTGACCAGCCAGGCCAAGTATCTGATGCACAAGCCGCTAAGTTTGTTGGTGATATTGTTAGTGAAAGGGTGGGCCCTCACCTAAAAAACATTGACAAAGTTGTCGCCAATCAGAAAGTTGACGAGATGATTGCAAAGTACCCAGACTTGCCAGAAATGGCAAAAGAGATGGGGGAAGAATTAAAAAAACTTCCAAAAGAAACGAAAAAAGACCCAGCAGTCTTAGAGACAGTATATTTTACTGTCAAGGGCAAAAAGGCTGATGAACTTAGCAAAAAGGCATTTGAAGAAGGACGACAGCAGGTTGCCAAGAAGCAAGAGATGAAAAAGGACTTAAACGGCATTAATCGTGCCAATAAGTCTTCTGCTAAACCTGAAGGCGGAGAACTTACCAGAGATGACATTCAAAAGATGTCATTAGGTGAGTATAAGAAACGAAAAGCCGAAATAGCAGGGTTGATTGCGGATGGCAAACTGAAATAGGGGTAAATGGGGTTAGAAACATAAACTAACCAGAGTATTAAAACATGGCTGCTTTATCGGGACAAACAACGACTGCGGGTGCTGTATTTATTCCAGAGATTTGGTCTAAAAATATATTACTTGCTACAGAGAACAACCTGGTAGCAGCAAACTGTGTTGAGAGATATGATGGTGAAGTTTCCGAGTACGGGGATATAATACGGATTCCTAACATAGATAACCTAGCTGTTACCGCTGTTACGGAATTAGACGAAGTAAACTATCAGACAGCTACTGAAGGTCAGAATACAATCACTATTGATAAGTATTACGAATCTTCTTTACTGATTTCTGATAAGTTAAACAAACAATCTAAATATTCTCTTGGTGCTAAATACCAAGAAAAATGCGGCTATGCAGTCGCTAAACAGGTTGATTCTGATGTATTAGGTCTCTACTCAGGTCTTTCTCAAGATGTAGGTACTGGCTCAACTGCCATTTCTGAAGCAAATATGCTAATAGCTAACCGCTATTTAGATGTTGCTGATGCACCTTCGTCAGAAAGATACTTCATTGTAAACTCTTATGGTAAGCATGATATTTTGGGAATTGACAACTTTATCCGTTACGAGAAGACTGGTAAAGGCGGCAACGCAAGTCCACTTTATACTGGATTAATAGGAGAACTTTACGGAGTTCAAATTTACATTTCTAATAATGTACCTACTGTTGCTACCTCTCCTGTAACTGCTCACGGATTATTCTTCCAAAAGGAAGCATTTGGCTTAGCTATGCAGATGAATCCTAAGGTTGAGAAGTCAAGAATCCCAGAAAGATTGGCTGACCTTTGTACTACACAAGTTCTTTATGGTGTAGGCGAACTGAGAGACACATTTGCTGTTGACTACTACTACAACAACGCTTAAATTGCGTTCTTGGATGGGTGAGCTGAAATGATAGGCTCACTCTCCGAGGATACAATATGAAAAAACAAAGAAGTGTAAATCTTAATAAGCTACCAGACATTACCAAGGCATCAAAACAAAAGATGGCCTATATTAAGAATTTAGGTGGTGATACCAAAATAAAGTTGGAATGGAATTACAATAAGGATGTTTGGCAGGACAGAGTGGTTAGATTAACTATTATACCACAAAATTCATCAAAAGTCCATGAGTTGTATGTGAATACTGATGAATTAATGGCTTATTTGAGATTAGTATGATTAGCATTGTACTTCCAAGCCGAGGTGCTATACTTTCTGAAACTGTAGAAGCATTACTAGAGAATATTGATGGAGTTTCGTCAAGAGTTCATATTTCACATAATCTACCGCTTCCCGATTCTTTTAATGATTTGACTGAAAAAGCACTTTTGGATAATCCAACTCACATATTTTTTATGAATGATGATGTTGTTTTGGGTAAAAACATGATTAAGAATATGTTACGGGAAAATAAACCTGTTTTATGTGGACATTGTCGTATAAATGATGGATATGATGGATTTTACGAGCAAAAAGGAGAAATAACGTTGTGTGGAACTGCTTGTTTGCTTGTTAGGAGAGATATATTTTCTAAAATTGATAAACCATACTTTAGAAATGATATAATGTACGATTTTAGGACATGGGAAGAAATTAAAACCCCTAAAAACCATTGGGGTGGAGAAGATGCTTATTTCTGTAAACAAATAAGAGATGCTGGTTATAAAATAGAATTAGTCCCAGACAGGGCAAGGCATTTGTTCTTAAAGCAACTTGGGGATAAAAAATCAAATAATGGATGTCATAAAATAGAGGAACTATGAAAGTCGCAATATTAGGTTACAAGGGAATGCTAGGAGATGAGGTTAAAAATGTATTTGAAGCCTCTGGGATATTTGACTTGGTTTTAATTGACAAGAAAGAAGTTGATGTTGAATTTACTTCAACCATAGAAATTGCCAGGGCAATTAAGGGAGCTGATTGGGTAATAAACTGTATTGGACTCATTAAACCACACATTCACGATGATAATGCCGAAGAATGTGTTAGGGCTATCAGAATAAACAGTATATTCCCATATTTATTGTCAAATGTCAATACCAAGGTGATACAAATAGCCACTGATTGTGCCTTTTCTGGAGAAGATGGAAACTATAGTGAAAGTTCTGTCCATGATGCTCATGACGTATATGGTAAAACAAAGTCATTGGGCGAAATCTATGCAGATAATATGTACCATATTAGATGTTCAATTATTGGAGCACCAAATCCACTTTCCTTAATGGGATGGTTTCTAGGCCAACCAGAAGGTGAGACAGTTAATGGATTTACAGACCAGATGTGGAATGGCATAACAACAACAGCTTTTGCTAAAATGTGCTTAGGGACAATAAAACAAGAACAGAAATTACCACATTTACAGCATTTTATCCCAGCTAATGAAGTATCAAAATATGAATTATTGAAATTATTAGGAAAGTATTTTAGACCAGACCTAAAAATAGTCTCAACAGTATCGGATATGTCATTAAATAGAACATTAAGCACAAATAATAGTAAATTAAACGAAAGATTATGGAATTTGGCTGGTTATCACCCAATTCCAACGATAAGTCAATTATTAAAGGAGCTAAAATGAAGATTTTGATTACTGGTGCCTGTGGCACTTGGGGAACGGAGTTTGTTAAGCAATTAAAGGATAGACACGAAATAATCGGCATAGACAATACCGAAAAGGCAGTGGCTGACTTTAGGAGACAGTTTCCTAAAATTAAGATGCACTTAATGGATTTTGTTGATTGGGATTTTGAAAAAGACAATGTTGATGTAACCGTTCATTTAGCAGCTTACAAACACATTGATTTAGCTGAAGTTAATGTTGATTCATGTATTTCTAACAACATTACAAAGACATCAAAATTCTTTAAAAATGCCAACGATTCTGGGGTTAAAATATTGTTTATATCCACTGACAAGGCCGTAGAACCGATTTCAGTCTATGGACTATCAAAGACACTGGGAGAGAGGTTAGCGTGGCAATATGGGGGTCAGGTGGCCCGTAGCGGCAATATCATAGGAGCTAACGGTTCAGTTATACATATTTGGAGAGATTGTGTTAAAAATGAACTTCCTATATGTGTTACTGATATGAAAATGAAAAGATACTTCATAGAAGTTGAAGATGCGGTTAGAATTTCTTGGGATGGATTCTTAAAAGGTAAGAAATTAACGATAGTTGATGTAGGTGGCAAGAGACTCTTAAAGGATATAATTAATGATGTTTTAGCCGAAAGCGGAAAAACTATTGAAACATACAAACCAGGAATACAAATAATAGGCAAACGACCAGGGGAAAGACTAGAGGATAAAATTAGGTGGGATGATGAAAAAGATTAAAATACATACTGATAAAATGTTTTATGACATTACCAGTCAAATTAAACCAGTAAAAGACGGACTCATATTAGTTTATTCTCCACACACAACCACATCAGTAAAGGTAATGGAGAATGAGTCAAGGCTCTTAAAGGATATTGAACGGTGGATAGAAAAGAAGGCTCCAAGATGGGAGCATTATGACCATGACGATATAGAGCATAGGCCAGTTCCAGCACACGAGAGAATGAACGCTTACTCACACCTTAGGAGTTTTTACGGTAGCACGTCAGAAATAATCCCAGTAGTAAATGGAGAACTTGCTTTAGGCAAGTGGCAAAAAGTAATGTTTATAGAATACGATATAGGCAGAGACAGGGAGATTCACATTTATGAAATTACTTGACCTTAAAGAAGAAAAGTGGAAAAAAAGGTTTACTTACGAAAAGGTAGTGGGCTTTGATGGTTTAATAGGAGAAAGTAAGTTTCAGGTAATTAGGTTTAAGGCTAACAGATTTATAAAACCACATCACCACAAAAAAACAGTTGAAATCTTTATATTAAAGAGTGGTAAGGGAAGTCTTTATGTGGGAGGAATAAAATACCCATTTAGAAAGGATGAATTTTATCTTATTCAGCCCCATGATGTTCACGGAATAGTAGCTCAAACCGATTTAGAAATAATTATATTTAAACCATACGAAAAGAAGAATGATATTTATTGGGATTGCTAATGAGGGTAATTTACACTTCGGGAACATTTGATTTATTCCATATAGGACACTTAAACCTACTTAGAAGGGCAAAAAAATTAGGAGACCGCTTAGTGGTGGGTGTTTCAACTGACGAATTTATAGAATCATATAAAGGGTATAAGCCAATAATGAGTTTTAAGGATAGAATGGAGATTATCAGGAATATTAAATGTGTTGATGGGGTTATAAAGCAGGCTGGTAGGGAAAAGCTAGATGATATGAATAGTGTTGGGGCAAGAACAATAGTTATGGGAGATGATTGGCTAGAAAAGGGTGGAATTATGGGTGGTGAAAAGCTAACCGATGCTGGTAAAAAAATAATATATGTACCATATACTAAAGGAATATCAACTACGGAGATAAAATGCCAGATAAAGAATTTAGAGTAAATCATATAATGACATTTGATTCAGAAAGTGGAAACCTAAAAAAAGCTCAGGACATGAAGGAATTGGAGAGGATATTAAATGAGCTTGGCTTTCAATCCTATCTTCAGTTCGGAACACTTTTAGGGTGTATCCGTGAGGGAGATTTTATAAAAACTGATGATGATATAGATATGTGTTATCTGAGTGAATTAAAAGAACCTGTACAAATTCAAGAAGAAATAAAGGGCCTTTATGATAAGTTTAAGGAAATGGGTATATTAGAAGGATATGTATTAGAAAATAGTAGTTGGTGTGGAAATCTGAGTGATGAAATACCTATAGAATTATTTGGTCAATGTCATGTAAGGGTAGGAACAACCTTAATAGATTTATTTACAAGCTGGTTTGATGAGAAGAATGATTACTGGACTTGTCAATGGGGAAATTATGGAAGTAAGACACAATATGTCCCCTTAGCTCCTAAAAAATTACACGGAACTAACTTTTCTGTACCATGGAACTATGAAAGAGTTTTAAGTAGGCTATATGATACGTGGAAATTTCCAAAAGAAGAAAAGACTAATAATTATTTATCAAGAAGGTGTTATTTAAGAGACTTAAAAAATGTTATACAAAAGAGCAAAAAAAGTAAATAAAATAGTTTATTTAGGTAACTTTTCCCAAACATTCTGTACAGAAACCCATATTTCTAAAACATTAGAGGAAATGGGCTATGAAGTTGAAAGAATACAGGAAAACGAAACAACTGTCCAAACCGTAGTAGCAAGGGCAAATCTTGCAGATATGTTTTTATGGACAAGGACTCCAGGGCACTTTCAGGGAGATACGTGGAAAATGCTTGCTGGCATAAAGGTTCCAACTGCAAGCTATCATTTAGATTTGTATTGTGGAATTTCAAGAGAACCTACATTAGATACTGATGCTTTTTTTCACACTGACTATTTGTTTCAACCAGATGGCGACCCAGAATCAATGAGAAAATTTAAACGAGCTGGATGTAATACTTACTGGTTCCCACCAGCAGTTTATGGCACAGAATGTGAAATTAAGAACGTAAAAAAGGATTTGATTGGAGATATAGCATTTATTGGTAGTTATGAGGTATATCACGAGGAATGGACATATAGAAGAAAATTAATTGATTGGCTTATAGGCACTTATGGGGAAAGATTTACCAGATACCCAAATGAGAAATTTCCAAGTATGTTTGATAAACTATTAAACCTTTTAATGTCATCAACGAAAATAATAATAGCTGACACCCTCTGTATGAATTTTACTCATCAGAATTATTGGTCTAATAGAATACCAGAAGAAACTGGTCGTGGTGGATTTGTAATTGCCCCAAGAATTAAGGGATTAGAAACCTGTTACGAAGATGGTGTTCATCTGGTAATGTACGATTATGATAATTTTGGCCAGTTGAAAGGATTAATTGACGAATATCTGTTAAATGATAGAAAAAGGGAGATGATAAAAATGCAAGGATTTAGGCATACTAAAAAATATCACACTTTTACCAGTAGAATGAAAAGAATGTTTAAAATAATGGGGCTAAGATGAAAACAAGACTAACCTTCTTCAATATAGGCACAAAGGTAATGAGCTATACCTACCAGCCAGACAACATTAAGAATAAAAAGAATGTTGATATGATGTTGGTATCAGAGATAATTAATCAGAATGTTTATCGCTTCGCACCTGAAATGAGTGGAGTGATTGTGGACTTGGGGGCAGACATAGGTGTATTTAGTATGTTAGCATCACAACACGAAGCCACCAGGATAATCGCTGTTGAACCAAACGATGACAACGCCCATATATTAAGTGAAAATATTTACAACAACAACCTTGAAAGAATTACAACAATAGTGGAAAAGGCAGTAACCAATAGGAACGGAGTGGTACCATTTACAAGGAATAGTGCCGACAGTAAGGTAGGAGGAGAAGATGAGGTTCAGTCAGTAACACTTACAGCATTATTCACAGAAAACAAAATAGACAAGGTTGATTTTCTTAAATGTGATATAGAAGGCTCAGAATACAGTATTTTTAACAATTTATCAATAGAGATGCTTAACAAAATAAAGTATATTGCCATAGAATTTCACTCTACTGACAAAAAGACTTTCGGTGAATTAATTTGCAACTTATCTCAAACCCATTCAATGGAAACATTAGGTTCATATAAGGATAACGGGTATTTATATGCAAAGCGATATTAGTTATTTAATAGTTGTCCCAATTTATAAAAAAACGGAATATACTGATAAAAACCTTGAATCAATTAATGATTGGCAACACTTATTTATAATAGATAATTCAATAGCCAATTTTTGTAGAAAATATGAGAAGTTAGGGGCAAAAGTAATATACCCAGAAGAAAATCAGGGGGTATCAAGGTCTTGGAATTTGGGACTTAAAGAAGGTAAGGATTATACGTTCTTTGTGTCTCAGACAATTAACTTTGAAAAGGGATTTTTAGAAGTTGTCAGTTGGCTTGATGAACTTGTTGTAACAAAGGCACAACCAATGATTGATTATGGTTTATTTACACAGTTAGGATGGCACTGTAATGGAATATCACAAAAAACAGTTGAGGAGATAGGTTACTTTGATGAGAACTTCTATCCTTCTTATTATGAGGATGTTGATTATGCTTACAGGTTAAAGATGGCAGACCTACATGGCAAAACAGAAGGTAGGAGTATTCCATGTATAACCATTAATGCAAGACCAACAATAATTGCTGGAGCATTAAAGAGTGGTCTTAGCGTGAACTTTCCAGAACTTGGTAAATATTATGCCAAGAAATGGGGAGGAAATTCTCCTAATGAAAAACTTACAAGACCATTTGGGGAGCATAGACTGGATTGGTGGGGAGACAGAAGTATTGAAAAGCTAAGGAGTATATATGGCTACAAATAAGGACTATGGTATAGTTATTCCTTTTTATAGGGGATGGACTAAAATGGGTCGCAAGGTAGAAGAAATGTTTAAAAGGTGTATAGATTCTTTATCAATTAGTTATGACAGATTATTAATTGTAGATAATTCCCACGACAGTTATTGCAAAAAACTTGAGAATAAAGGGATGAAAATAGTATATCATCCAGAAAATTTAGGATGTGCGAGGAGTTGGAATTTAGGTATTAAGGAAGGGCATGAATGGACATTTGTTATAAGTTCCTCAATGAACTTTCCTCACGGGTTTCAGTCCGCAATAGATGCACTTAATAGAAATGATAATGAATATATACTGCTTACATGGAACGCTTGGCACTGTAATGCTGTTAGTCAGAAATTAATAAAAAAGATAGGTTATTTTGATGAGAATTTTTACCCAGCAAGGTTAGAAGATTCTGATTTTATGAGAAGGGTTTATTTCGCAGGCATAGAGTGGAAGGGAGCCACTAACGGAGATGGAGCACAATTTGAAACCACTGGAGGAGAATCACAAATGGCTTCAGCCTCATTTAAGAGTGGAATACACTATAACGCCAAAGCATTGGGTGATTATTATGAGAAAAAGTGGGGAAATAGAAATCCGAATGAAGAAGCCCAATATGACTTACCGTTTAGAGATAAGCCATTAGATTATTGGCCTAAAGCTACGGTAGAGCAATTAAAGGAGAGGTATGAGATATGCGACTAAAGGTTAATCCTAAAATACCATCAATAGACAAATATTCTAAAAATGGCAATAAGTGGAATTTAAGAGAAAGGAAAAATTCTCCTGGATGGGTGGGAGTGAGGTTCCCAGTACATAATTTTAGTTTAGGCTATCAGGGGTTGACAGTTCAATGGTGGAGAAAATATATACCTAAAAATGCAAAAGTTTTAATGACATCAGAGGAAAATAAAATAAAAGACCAAATACATGAAAAATTCCCAAAGTGGGATATTACGACCACTGATATGTATGTGAATCTTCATGAGTTAGTTAGAAAAAAATTAAATAAGTCAGATACAGATATTGAGGCAGATATATGCGAGCAAGGGTCTATACCTGGTAAATATGATGCAGTTACATCACAGGCTATGCTAGAACACATCTATGACCCATTCGGAGCTATGAAGAATATGGCAAGTGTGCTAAAAAAGGATGGGATATTACAAACCCATACTGCGGGAGTACAACAGGCTTATCACAGAGCACCAGTTGATTGTTTCAGGTTTATGAGAGATTGGTGGACTGAACTGCAAAAACATTTAGACTTAGAGTTACTGGAATATATTGGATATAAAAATCATCAAATATTCGCATTATATAGGAAAACAAAATGAACATTGGCTTAATAGCGAGAGCAGATTCAACAGGTCTTGGGCATATTACCTGGGAATTTTATAAGCACATGAATCCCTTGAGAACAATGCTTATTGATATAACCCATCTAAAGCAGATGCCTCATTACCCAGAAAGGTATCCAGGCTCAGTAATGGTCAAAGATAGACCAAGCCCTGCTCAAATAGATGAATTTTTAACAGGATTAGATGTGGTTTATACCGCAGAAACTCCATATACTTACTATTTTTTTAAAAGGGCTAAGGAATGTGGGGTAGATACTGCTATGGAATATATGTTTGAGTTCTTAAATGAGATGCACCAGGATATGCCGCTACCAACAACATTGATAGCTCCATCAGTTTGGCACCTTGATGACGTTGAAAGACACCTTGGGAAGAAGTGTATTATAGAACATATACCAACTCCTGTCAATAGAGAGTTATGTAAGTTTAATAGAAAAAAGAAAGCTAAGAGATTTGTACATATTGTAGGAACCAGGGCTATGGAAGACAGAAATGGTACAGATATACTTGCTCAGGCCATACCATTGGTAAAAAGTCAAGATATAGAGTTTATTATTAGAACACAGGGCTACTTTCCAGAAACTTATGACAAAAGAGTTAAGGTTGAGAGTGAAGTTAAAAATTATTGGGACTTATATGATGCTGATGTAATAATAATGCCCAGAAAGTTTGGAGGTTTATGTTTGCCA